TCAGCGATGCCGACTGAGACGGATAGTGACCGCGACTAGTGTCTCCAACGCCCGATTCCACCTTCGCCAAGCCGTCGTCCGGTCGCACCCCATCCACGCGCAGATGTCCTTCCAGGGTTCATGGCTGGCGCGCTTCCACAGTAAATGGCGCTGTTCTTCGTTGAGCGCGCTGACCCAATCGAAGCAGGCGAGCATGCGGTCGATGGCCGCCCCGCTGGGTGGGAAGAACACGGGTCGGTCGTCGGTCGCGAACTTTTCGCTGGCGCTGCGCGGGATTTGGGGCCAGGTCGAGGCGTAGCCGCGGGGGCCGGCGGGTGGCAGTTTGCGGGCGGTGCGTGAGGCTTCTTCGAGCATCGCTGCCAGTTCCTTGGTGGTGGCCGGCATTCGGATCTTGGCGACGGGGCGGGTGAGGCTCATGCGGCCTCCTTGGCGGCGCTGGCGGCGTTGGCGCGCGGCGAGACGCACAGCAGCAGCGCGATTGCGTCGGCCTCGTTGTCGTCTTTGGGCGCAAATCCGCGCCGCTCGACGGCGGCGATAACGGCTGCCTTGCTGGCATTGCCGCTGCCCGTCACCGCGCGCTTGATGGTGCCGACGGGTACGCCGGCATAGGGGATCTGGTGTTGTTCGCACCAGGCGCTGAGTTGACCGAGCAGTCCACCGTAGACGTGGGCTGCATCGACACCCTGATGCCGGCGCACTTCCTCGAAGTGGACTTCGCCGATCAACGTCAGTTGGTGCATCTCATCGAGCCAGCGACGAAAGCGCAGGTAGCGCATGCCGCCGCCCTCGAATCGCTGCGGACGAAAGCTCTGCGTGCCGCTGGTGATGGTGCCGTTTGGATTGGCGATCGCCCAGCCGGTTTGGGTGCCAAGGTCGAGTGCCAGGATCGTGGGGGTCATGGTGTCCTCCGGGTGGGGTCAGTCGTCGCGGTAGGGCAGCGCGCCGACGGGTTTGGGGCGTAGCGAGATGCCGATAAATCCGCGCGTGCCGCCGCTGAACTTGGCGCGCTCGAATCGGCGGTTGGTCAGGAGTTCGGAGAAGCGCTTGATTGAGCCGGCGAACTCGCCGGCCTTCTCGGCCCACGCGCGCCAGTCCTCAAAGAGATCCGCGGCAGTGGCGCGCGCGACGCGTTCGACGAAGCAGCGCTCCTCGATCCAACGACCGAGCGCGTCCTCGCTTTCGAAGTAGTCATCGGTGGCCTCGACCACGCAACGTGGCGGGCGCAGGCCCGTGCGTTGCCATGCGAGGCAACCTTCGACCATCCACGCCAGCACGGCATCGCGCTCGCGCCAGATCTTGTCTTCGAGTTGTTTGTCGCGCCGGTCGGGCGGCACGGTGATCGTGAACGGGATCAGTTGCAGGCGGCGACGCATGGCCTCGTCGAGGTTGCGGATCGAGGGCTTGTGATTGCCGGCGATCAGCAGCTTGAACTGCGGGATGTACTCGAAGAAGTCCTGGCGCATGAACCGCGCCGAGACCTTGTCGCCGCCGGTCAGCGTCTTGATCTTGCTTTCGTTCCAGCGACGGCCCTGTTCGGTTTCGACCGAGGACACCAGACGGGCGCCACGCAGACCGGCCAGATCAGTCGGGTGCCGATCGGAGCGGGTCTCCATGAACATTTCCATCGGCGCGTGCGTGGCGTACTCCGCGAGCAATGCGCTCAGCGTGTTGACGAACACGCTCTTGCCGTTGGCGCCCGTGCCGTAGAGGAAAAAGAGCGCGTGCTCGCTGGTCTTGCCGGTCAGGCAGTAGCCGCAGATGCGCTGCAGGTAGTCGATCAACTCGCTGTCGCCACCGGTGCACTCGACCAGGAACTTGCGCCAGGTCGGACATGCGCTCGCATCTCCAAGGCGCGCGGCTCCGAGCTTGGTCATGCGATCGGCCCGGTCGTGCGGCCGCACGTTGCCGTTACGTAGATCGACGACGCCACCCAGCGTATTCAGCAGCCAGGGATCGGCATCCCATTCGTCCGCGTTGGCCGCGTGCAGGCGATCGCTGCGTGCCAGGCGTTCGACGCCGGCGACAGTGCCGCTGGCTGCCAGCTTGGCCGCGAGCCGCGGCGAGTCCGCCTCCAGCGCGTGCTGACGACAGACCGCCCGGATCAAATCGGTGGCGCGCAGCGTGGCTTCCGGTACCCAGCGCATGCCGGTCCACACCAGCCACTGACCCCAAGCCGCCACATAGCGCCAGTCCGGCGAGTAGCGCGCGGTGAAGTGCAGCGCCATGCCATCTTCGGTGCCCCAGACCGCGGCCGGGGTCTGTTCCGCGTCGACCGCTTCGCTGGGCAAGTCGTGCCCGTGGATCACCATGCGCTCGGCGTCGCGGATGAACGCCGACACATCGACTTGCTCGACGACCGCGTCGGCGCAGTCCCAACCCTCGGCGCGGTCCTCCGGCGGCAGCAAGATCGCGCAACTGCGCGCGCCGGCCGCGACGATGGCCTCGCTGGCGGCGATCGCATAGTCCCAGCCGGGGCTGTCCTTGTCCGGCCAGACCAGCACTTCCTTGCCGGCCAGCGGCGACCAGTCCGTCTTGTCGACCGGGGCGCGCGCGCCGTGCATGGCCGTGGTCGCGCAGATGCCCAGTTCGATTAAGGCCTGTGCGCACTTTTCACCTTCAACGAGGATCACGGTCTCGGCACGCGCCAGCGCCGGCTGGTTGTACAGCGGCCGCGGATCCAGGCCTTCGAACCGGCCGGTGCGCACGTTCCAAGGCCTGAACTCCTTGCGACCGGGCTCGGGCTCATAGCGATAGACGCACGCCAGCAACGCGCCGTCGGCGGCCAGATAGTCCCACTTGGCGGTTGGCGGCCCGAGGTCCGGCGCGTCGACTGAGCGTGTGCGAGCACGTTGTGGCGCCGCTCGAACCGACACCGAATAGCTCGCCTCCGTTGGCGCTGTACCCAACCACTGCGCCGCGCGCTCCAGCACCTCCCGAAAATCACTCCTTGCCGACAGCCCCTGCGCCTGCGCAAACAACTCGATGTGATCGCCACCCTGCGAGGTGGCAAAGTCATACCACTGGCCGCGCTTGGGTCCATCCAGCGACACCGACAGCGAGTCGCCTGGCTCGCCGCGCGCGTTGCCGACCTGAAACTTGCCAGCGCGAAACACGCCCGCCGGCAGATAGGTGCGCAGCATCGATTCCAGTCGATCGAGCAGACCGTCGCGGATCGAGTCCGCGTCGATGCTGCGCCGTATCGGCTCCGCCGCGTCGTTGAAATCCAGCACCTGCGTCATCGCTGACTCCAGCAGCGATCCTGGAACGCGCAGGACTTGCAGACAAAATGCGTCGACGACGTCGCGCAGCGCGGCAGCAGCTCGTGCGCTGCGGTGGCATCGAGCACGCGCACCGCGCGATCGCTCATGCGCTGCGCCAGCTCCGCATCGAAGTCGACGGTCTCAAAATGCAGCGACTGGTTGTCTTTGTTGATCGCCGTGAACAGCGCCGGATTCGCGCTGATCCCCGGAATCAGGGGCTCCAGGTAGGCCTGGTAGAGCGCGATCTGCGCCGCATACACCGGCTTTGAGCGCGCGACGCCGTGCTTGACGGTGTCCTTCCAACTGGCGTCATGCATGGTCTTGCACTCCCACAGCATCGGCAGCGCACAGTTGAGTTGCGCGGGCGCCGCCACCACGATGCCGTCGACATGGCCGCGCAGGCGTCCGCCCGCCGCCGCAAACCCAATCTGCTCGCCGCCCACGGTGCGCGTCACGAGATCAAATCCGGCCGCGCGCAGCCAGCGAATGGCCAGATCCTCGAACATATGACCGGCATCGAACACGCGCAGCAGCGAGCCTTTGAACTCGCGCCCGGCGTCGACCGGTGCTCCGGCGTATTCGTACTGCAGTTGCCGCTCGCAGGCGGCGCCGACACGGCTGGCGCCCAGATAATCGCGCGGCGTCTGGGCGGCACGTTCTGCCTGCAGCGCCGTGTCGATGGCAGCGCTGATCTGCTCGGACAGGGAAGGACGATGATTGACGTCGAGCATCAGAAGGGAGCCTCGTCGTCTGGGTGCGTGAGGCCTTGGGCCGCAAAGTGCGCGCGTTCGATGGCGAGCAGCTCCTCGCCAACCTGGCGCATGGCGACCTGGTAGGCGCTGACGATCGCCTGCACCAACTTCAGGATCTCGGGTTTGGAGTAGGCCGCCAGCGGGCGCTCCATGCCGATCTCGGCGACCACATCACCGAGCGCGCCCAGGCAGCGTTCGCGCGCCTGTGCTTCCATTTTCTGCATGCGGTCAGGCGCCAACATGGGCACCTCCCACTGCTGACACAGCGCGATGTAGACGCTTGAGCAGGTCATCGAGCAGAACCGTGCTGACCGCATCGCTATCGGTGTCCGGTTCAACCTCCGCCAGGTGTCGCTGGTGGGCTGATAGCGCAGCCCAGAGGCTGGACTGCTGCAGATCGCGCAACTGAGGCGCGGCGGCGATGAACTCGACTCGGGGGAAGGTATCGAGGATGAGTGCATTCATGCGGCGCTCCGCAAATCAACGGTGTGCGCCTGCCAGATCAACCGCTGGATCGCGCTGCGATTGAACCTAAAGCACAGGTGGGCGCTGGCCTGGTAGCGCGTCAGGCCGAAGTCCTGCCGAGCCGCCGGCGGCAGATGCGCGAGCTGCTTGTCGGTCGGTGGCTCGCCGAGCCAGCGCTTGGTCTTGTGCGCAGCGTCCGCGGCCTCATGGTCATTGAGCCAGTCGTCGGCCTTCGCCAGGCCAATCAACCGATCGCCATGCGCGAGTAGCCGCACCGGTTCACCGCTGGCGGCGCCGAGGGCATACCAGCGACCGTCGATCCCGAACACGCCGGCCCAGGACTCGAAACCCGCGGCCACCAGCGTGTCGCCAGCCCCGAATAGATCGACCCAACTGAAGTTGGAGCCGCTCAAGAGATCGATCTCGGTCATCGCAAACGCGCCGACCGGCAAGCGCGCATCCGGGCGCTCGGTTGGTTCCCAGACGTAACCACACAGCGGGCACTCGGTCACCCTCAGCGGCACCGAGCCTGCGCAGTTCGGACATTCCTTGGTGGACGCTGCGCCCGCTTCGCGACCATCGAGGTGCGTGTCCTCTTCCAGCCGCTCGTGCATCAACGAGGCCGTGCCGAAGTCGAGGACGACGCAGTCGGACTTGTCGACGTGCGGGTGCTCGGCGGGGTCCACGGTTCGCAGCCCGCGACCGACCATCTGGATTAGCGTCGACTTGTGCGAACTCGGGCGCAGCAGCACGATGCAACTGGTCGGCGTGTAGTCATAGCCTTCGGTCAGCACCGCGACGTTGACGACAACTTGGATGGGGCCGCGCTCGTAGGCGGTCAGACGCGCTTTGCGTTCGGCGGTCGGCAACTCGCCATGGATGACCACGGACGCGATGCCGGCGGCGCCGAACGCGCGCGCCACATCCTCGGCGTGGGCGACTGTCGAGCAGAACACGAGGGTCTTGCGACCGTCTGCATGGGTGCGCCAGTGCGCGATCACCTGCTGCGTGATCGGCACGGTGTTGAGGATGGCCTCGACCGCCGACATATCGAAATCGCTGGCGCAGCGGCGGACCTGGCTCAGTTCTCCTTGGACCCCAAGATCGACCACAAAGGTGCGCGGGCGCACCAGGTGGCCCGAGGCGATCAGCTCCCCCAAGCGAATGTGATCGGCGACATTGGAGAACACCGCCCGCAGGCCCACGCCGTCGCCGCGGTTGGGCGTCGCGGTGACCCCGAACACCTGCAGTCGGTTGTTCTTCGATTGCGCGGCATCGATGACCCGGCGATAGCTCGCGGCGGTCGCGTGGTGCGCCTCGTCGACCACGATCAGGTCGAGGACGGGCATCTGCGCGAGGTTGGCCTCGCGCGTCAGCGTCGGCACCATCGCGAACGTCGTGCGGCCCGACCAGGACTTGGCGTCAGCATCGACGACCGAGGTCGAGATGCAAGGATTGACGCGGGCGAACTTGGCCTGGTTCTGGGCCGTCAGTTCGTCGCGGTGCGCCAGTACGCAGGCCTTGGCATCCGGCTCGGCCAGCACGCGACCGACGAC